TCTATCAGCAGATGATCGATGAGTGCGATGTGGATATCAAGACGTTCTATGCACGGTATGCCAGCAAAGAAGGCATCACGATGGCAGAAGCCAAGAAGCGGGCTGACAAGCTGGACATCGAGGAGTATGGCCGCAAGGCTAAGAAGTACGTCAAGGACAAGGACTTCTCGGATCAGGCCAACGAAGAAATGCGCCTCTACAATATGACCATGAAGGTCAACCGCCTGGAGCTGCTGAAGGCAGAGCTTGGTCTTGAAATGACTGCCGGATCGGATGAGCTGCAGAAGAAGCTCGGTGTGATGCTCGACGATCGCGCCAGAGAGTCCTACAAACGGCAGGCCGGTATTCTTGGGAAGACTGTTCCGGACGCTGACACTTATGGACGGATGATGGACACGATCGTCAACGGCTCTTTCCATAACGCAACATGGTCGCAGCGGATCTGGGCGAACCAGGAAGCACTGCGCAGCAGGGTGAA